GATCGCCCCCCAACCGCAGCTCTATGCGGCTGGCCTGTCCGTAGGTATCGCCGCGCTGCGCGTTGTGTACGGCGGCGGCACCCGCCGGCAGATGTTCTTGGAGGGCGCTTTGTGTGGCCTCATCACCCTGGCCTTGGTGCCGCTGCTCGAATGGATGGGCCTGCCGCAGGGCATGGCCACCTTCGCGGGCGGTGCCGTCGGCTTCATGGGGGTGGAGAAGCTGCGCGGCTACTCCGACAGATTCATGACTCGCAAGGTCGAGGGCTGAATGATGAAACTTATTCTCAAGCGGGTGCCGCACCAGGTTGAAACGACCTCGCTTCATGATGAGGCTCGACGCTTCCAGCTGACCAAAACCAATGCCGCCTCGCCATTCGCCCTCCATACGGAGGATGGGCAGGTTCTGCCCTGCCAGGCCAGCACCACCCTGCACAGCGCGCCTGGCGATGTGGTTCGGCTTACCGTTGTCTTCACCGTTGACGGTGACAGTCTGGCCGTCGAAGGCGATGTCGTGTAGTGGCTGCGCCGCCCGGCGCGAATGGATCAACAAATGGACAAAGGTGGCATATGAGCGAGCACGCAACCTCCTTGCTGGAGCGGATGCTGGCCGAGCAAGTGAAACAGACCGAACTGCTGCAGCGGATCGAAAAGAATCAGGTGATACTGATCCAGGCCCTGGCCGATGAGCAGGACGTGGATGTTGACAATATACCCACGGTCTACCTGAGCGGCGCGCCTGTTCATGGCGGTCGCTGATGGCCAGGCTCAACACTCTAAAGCAGAACGTGACGATTTTGCCGTCCGCCCCGGTCGCCCAGGTCAATGAGACTCAATGGGGTTCGGGTCGCGGTGGCCGTCCGTGGCGCCGCATTCGGGATCGCATCCTGTTGCGGGACCAGTACACCTGCCGGGCCTGCGGCCTGGTCACCAAAGACCTTGAGGTTGACCACATCATCAACGTCGCTGAAGGCGGCTCGGATGATGACAGCAACCTTCAGGCGCTGTGCGTGCCGTGCCATCAGGAGAAGACCGCTGCCGAGTCCGTCCGAGGTCGTCGCTAGGCCATTTGAAGCACGTCAAACCCCCGATTTTTGCCCTTTTTTGGGCGTTTTGGGTGGGGGGTGGGTCTGATCTAGAAATCCTTTTTGCTCGGACACCGCACCCAACTCATTCGCAGATTTTTTCCTCCCTGGAGTTTTTTGTTAATGGCTTTAACACCCAAAAAGCGTCGGTTCATTGACGCTATCAGGGGAGGTGCGTCCAATCGAGACGCGGCCATTGCGGCTGGATGCCCTGAAAAGTCGGCCTCCGCCGCTGGTTCAAGGCTGGCGAAAGATCCGGACGTGGTTAATGAACTGCACAAGTTGAATGCCCTTCACCCTGTTAAAGGTGCTGTTAACAGCAGTCCGCCTCAAGAGACCCATGACGAACCCGATGCTGATGATGAGCCAGCTGGATTTGACCTAGGCGCGGCGCTGCTGCATCGAGATCCGAAAGACTTCCTACTGGCGGTTATGAACGACGCCGGGTCGGAACCAAAGCTTCGGGTTGATGCAGCCAAGGCCCTGATGCCGTTCCTACATCCACGCAAGGGGGAGGGCGGAAAAAAGGACGAGCGACAAAAGGCGGCGGAGCAAGCGGCGAGCAAATTTACTCGCCAGGCGCCGCCTCGGTTGGCGGCAACGAACGGTAAGAAGGTGTAGCGATGGACTGGACCACCGCATGCCCGGACTGGGAACGGCGGTTGGTTCGAAGGCAGTCGATCATTCCGCCGCCAATCTTTCTCGACGAGGCCGAGAGAGCTGTACAGATCTTCAAGGAATTGAGGGTTCCTGATCTGCCGGGCAAGCCTCGGATGGCCGACTGCTGTGATGAATGGGTGCTCGACTTTGTCAGAGCCATCTTTGGTGGATATGACTCGGAGACAGGCAAGCAGCTGATCCGAGAGTTCGGCCTGCTGATCAGCAAGAAGAACACCAAGTCGACAATCGCCGCAGGGATCATGCTGACGGCGTTGATCTTGTGCTGGAGGGAAGAAGAGGAGCATCTGATCCTGGCTCCGACCAGGGAAGTTGCTGACAACGCCTTCAAGCCGGCAGCCGCCATGGTGCGTGCAGATGAAGAGCTGTCAGCGATGTTCCATGTGCAGGATCACATCCGCACCATCACAGATCGCACGACGAAGAACAGCCTGAAGGTTGTTGCGGCGGATACCGACACGGTATCGGGCAAAAAGTCTGGCAAGGTGTTGGTGGACGAGCTTTGGGTATTTGGAAAGAAACCGGGTGCCGAAGCCATGTTCATGGAGGCACTGGGCGGCCAGGTCTCCAGGGATGAAGGTTGGGTCATCTACCTGACGACGCAAAGTGATGAGCCTCCGGCCGGTGTTTTCAAGGAGCGCCTGCAGTACTGGCGTGACATTCGCGACGGAGTCATTGAGGACCGAAAAACACTCGGGATTCTCTATGAGTTCCCGAAGAGCATGATTCAGGATAAGTCGTACCTGGAGCCGGAGAACTTCTACATCACCAACCCCAACCTGGGGCGCTCGGTTAGCGCCGAGTGGCTGCAAGATGAACTGCGCAAAAAGCAGAACGCCGGAGATGGGTCTCTACAGAAATTCCTGGCGAAGCACTTAAACATCGAGATCGGCCTAAACCTTCGATCAGATCGATGGACCGGTGCTGATTTCTGGAAGGTTCAGGCAGACGAGTCGCTGAGCTTGCAAGCGCTGCTCGACCAGTCGGAAGTTGTGACTGTTGGCATCGACGGTGGCGGGCTCGACGACCTACTGGGCCTTACGGTGCTTGGGCGCAAATCAGGCTCAGACCTTTGGCTGTCCTGCTCGCTTGCCTGGGCTCATCCGATAGCGCTAGATCGTCGAAAGTCCGAGGAGTCCAAGTACCGTGACTTCGAGCGAGACGGCGATCTGGTCATTATCGAGGAGCTGCCCGGCGATGTAGCTGCGGTTGCTGATGTCGTTGAGATGATCGATGGCACCGGCCTGCTGGCAGGCGTCGGCATGGACCCGGAGAAAACTCACAAGGTCATGCTTGAAGAGCTGCTAAAACGCAAGATCGACGAGAAGATCATTTTCGGTATCCCTCAGGGCTGGAAGCTAGTGGGGGCCATCAGCATCGCTGAGCGGAGACTGGCGGAGCGGAAGCTCTTCCACGCAGATCAGCCGCTCATGGACTGGTGTGTTGGCAACGCCCGTATCGAATCGCGCGCCAACTCGGTGTTGATCACCAAGCAGGCCAGCGGCACTGCCAAGATCGACCCGGTGATGGCATTGCTCAACGCCGTTTCCCTGATGGCCACCAACCCATCGCCACCGGCGAAGAAGTACCAGATGTTTTTCCTCAACTCGTAGCCTGGTGGCTACGCCAGGCCCGCCGTGTGCGGGCCTTTGCAATTCTGGGGTACCCAATGAACAGAGCCTACAGCCTCCTTGAAATCAAGGCGGTGGACGATGACGCGCGCGTGATCACCGGCATCGCCACCACTCCGTCACCTGACCGCATGGATGATGTGGTCGAGCCCAAGGGAGCGCAATTCAAGCTGCCGATCCCTTTCCTGTGGCAACACAACCATGACCAGCCAGTTGGCCATGTAACCAAGGCGACTGTGACGGCGGCTGGTATCGAGGTCACAGTCGAGTTGGCTAAGGTCGAAGAGCCAGGCGCGTTGAAGGATCGCCTCGATGAGGCCTGGCAGTCCATAAAGTCGAAGCTGGTCCGCGGGCTATCCATTGGCTTTTCGCCGATTGAGTCGGCCAACATCGATGGCAGTTGGGGCCGCCGCTTCCTCAAGTGGGAGTGGCTGGAGCTTTCCGCCGTAACGGTGCCGGCAAACGCCGACGCCAGTATCCAGACCATCAAATCCATCGACCGCGAGCAGCGCGCCGCGACTGGCAACACGGCGCTCCCGGTCGTGCGCATCACCCCTGCCGGCGCTTCGGCAACCATCACAAAATCTGCGAAGCCCGAGGAGGGCGATATGAACATCCAAGAACAAATCAAATCCTTCGAAAGCACCCGAGCCGCCAAGGCCGCTCGCCTCGAAGAAATCATGGCCAAGGCCGCGGAAGAAGGCCGTACCCTTGACGCCTCCGAGTCAGAGGAGTACGACACCATCGAGGGCGAGCTGAAGTCCATCGATGGCCACCTGGGTCGCCTGCGTGGCCTGGAGAAGTCCATGGCTTCCACTGCCAAGTCGGTAGAGCCTGGTCGCGTGAACAGCGTGTCGAAAGGTCACGAGGTTCGCGACAACGCAGTGATCCGCGTTGAGCGCACTCTGCCGAAGGGCACTTCCTTCACCCGCTATGCCATCGCGCTGGCGCGCTCGAAGGGCAACCTGATGCAAGCGGTCGAAGTTGCCAAGGGCTGGGAGGAATCCACCCCTGAAGTGGTGACCGTTTTGAAGGCTGCTGTTGCCGCCGGCACCACCACCGACCCGGCCTGGGCGGCGCCGCTGGTTGAGTACCAGACCATGGCGAGCGAGTTCATCGAACTGCTGCGCCCGCAGACCATCATCGGCAAGATCCAGGGCCTGCGCCGCGTGCCGTTCAACATCAAAATGTCGGGCCAGACTTCCGGCTCCAGCGTGAACTGGGTCGGCGAGGGCAAGCCAAAGCCGGTTTCCGCCCTGGCATTCGACACCACTACCCTGCGCTCCACCAAAGCCGCGGGTATCGTGGTACTGACCGATGAGCTGGTGCGCTTCAGTAACCCCAGCGCCGAAGCGCTGGTACAGGCCGACCTCACCGCATCGATGGCGCAGTTCCTCGACGTGGCCTTCGTCGACCCTGCCATTGCCGAGGTGGCCGAGGTCTCCCCGGCATCGATCACCCATGGCGTGACGCCGATCGTAGCCAGTGGCACCACTGCGGACGCCTTGAAAGCGGACGTGAAACGACTGTTCGCCGCCTTCCTGGCAGCCAACATGACCCCGGCCGGAGCGGTTTGGATCATGACTCCAACCATGGCGCTGACTATCGGCATGATGACCAACGCCCTGGGGCAGGCTGAGTTCCCTGGCATCGACATGAACGGCGGTACCTTCATGGGCCTGCCGGTAATCGTGTCGGAAAGCGTGCCTGCCAATCCAGGCTCGGGCAGTCCGGCCACCGGTGCTGGTCAGCGCCTGATTCTGGCCAAGGCCTCCGAAATTCTGCTGGCTGACGATGGTGGTGTGACCATCGATGTGAGCCGCGAGGCATCCCTCCAGATGGACAGTGCGCCGGCAGCTGGTGCTACCGAGCTGGTCAGCCTCTGGCAGAACAACATGGTGGCGCTGCGCGCCGAGCGCTTCATCAACTGGAAGCGTCGTCGCCTGCAGGCGGTTGGCTATATCGACTCGGCGAACTACGAGTCTTGATCCATCAGGGCCGGGGTAGATCCCGGCCCTTCCGGGGGGAAGTCACCATGCAAATGGTTGCTCTGAAAGAATTCCGCTACGCCGGGCAGCAGTTGCTACCTGGTGATGCATTCGAGGCCCGTGATCGCGATGTCAGGCTGCTGCAGGCGATCAACAATGCTCGGCTTGAAGGTGATCCAGGCGCCTCAACTGATCAGGAACAGAAGGGCGCACCAGCCCCCGCGAAGCGCACCTACAAGCGCCGCGACATGAAGGCCGAATAACGGGTGGAGCCGCGATGAAATTGTTCAATTGGGGGGCTCGGACTGAGCAAAAGGCCTTGCGACCCGCTGACAATCGTGGCGGCTGGCTTGGGGTGATCCGAGAGTCGTTCGCAGGGGCCTGGCAGCAGAACGTTGAGGTTGATCAGGACACGGTCCTGGCGTTCTCTACGGTGTTCTCGTGTATCACGCTCATTGCCTCGGATATCGCAAAGCTGCGGGTCAAGTTGGTTCAGTTCACCAAGGATGAGGTGTGGGAGGAGGCGACAAGCCCGTCGTTTTCTCCGGTGCTGCGCAAGCCTAACCACTTCCAGAATCGCATCCAGTTCTATGAGTCCTGGGTGACTTCGAAGCTCACGAATGGCAACGCCTATGCGCTCAAACTGCGCGACGCGCGCGGGGTGGTAACGAAACTCTACATCCTCGACCCACGGCGTGTTACGCCATTGGTTGGCGATGATGGCAGCATCTTCTATGACCTCAAGGCGGACAACTTGTCCACGTTAGAGGAAGGCGCGGTGGTGCCGGCGAGCGAGATCATCCATGACCGCATGAACTGCCTGTTCCATCCGCTGGTTGGCATCTCGCCGATTTACGCCTGCGGCCTGGCCGCGATGCAAGGAAACGCGATCCAGAACAACTCGGCTAAGTTCTTCCAGAACGGCTCGAAGCCTGGTGGTGTGCTCACTGCGCCTGGGGCCATCAGCGAAGATACGGCCAAGCGCCTGAAAGCGCACTGGGACAGCGAATACACAGGCCAGAGCGCCGGCAAGGTCGCCATCCTGGGCGACGGCTTGAAGTACGAAGGCATGGCCATGTCTGCGGCCGATTCGCAGTTGATCGAGCAGTTGAAATGGTCAGCTGAGATCGTCTGCTCGGTGTTTCACGTCCCTGGTTACAAGGTCGGCGTAGGGGCGCAGCCTACCTACAACAACGCCGAGGTCCTCAACCAGGTGTATTACTCGGACTGTCTTCAGTCGCTAATTGAGGCGCTTGAGTTATGCCTGGATGAAGGCCTTGAGCTCCCATCGCAGTACGGGACGGAATTCGACCTGGATGGACTTCTCCGGATGGATACGGCCTCGCTCTACAAAGCGAACAACGAAGCGGTTGGTGGCGGCTGGATGAAGCCCAACGAGGCGCGCCGGCGAGCCGGCTTGCCTCGTGTTGAAGGCGGTGATTCGCCAATGATTCAGCAGCAAAACTACAGCTTGGCAGCTATCGCCCGTCGTGATGCGCAGAGCAATCCGTTTGCTGCCGCTCCGGCCGCGCCCGCACCGACAGAGCCTGCTGAGCCTTCCAAGCCATCCAACGAAGAACTGGACGATCAGGCGCGCATGTTCGCGATGCTGGTCGAGAAGGAGTTGAACCTTGAATCTGCGTGAGCTTGAGGCACAGGCGAAAGCACTGGCGCCGGTCCTGAAAGGGCTTGTCGAGAAAGCGCTGGCCGCGTTCCGGGTTGGTCTCGCGAAAGACCTGGATGATCGTGACGCCGTTTTGCGAGGTGAGTTAGCGGAGTCAATTAAGGCCATTCCTACCCCGGATATCGAGGCGATCGCTGAAGAAGCGGCCAAGCTCGTTCCCGCACCTGAAAACGGGAAGGATGCCGATCCCGACTTGGTCCGACAGTCTGTTACCGAAGAGGTGGCCAAGCTGCCGGCGCCCAAGGATGGCGTATCGGTCACGCTGGAAGATGTTGCTCCGATGCTGCTGGATGCAGTTAAGGAAGCTGTCAGCGCGCTTCCACCGCCAGAGCCAGGGGCCAGTGTCACGCCGGAAGATCTCCGGCCGGTCATTGCCGAAGAGGTGGCCAAGGCGGTGCAGGCCCTGGCTCTTCCGAAAGACGGAGATCCCGGTCGTGATGCGCTGCAGCTTGAGATCTTGCCGGAGATAGACGGTGAGAAATCCTACGTGCGCGGGACCTACGCTAAGCACCTAGGTGGCCTGTGGCGTTCGTTCGAGCGGACCTCCGGCATGAAGGGCTGGGAATGCATCGTCGATGGCATCGGCAGTGCGGCAGTAGAGCAGAAAGGTGAGCGAGGTTTCGAGCTGGCGCTGGTGCTTTCCAGTGGTGCCGAGGTGCGCAAAAAGCTTGATCTGCCCGTGATGATCTATCGCGGCGTGTTCGCTCCTGGCGATTACGTGCCAGGCGACACGGTGACGTGGGCCGGCAGTCTGTGGCACTGCGATGAGTCGACCTGCGACAAGCCGGGCGAGCCTGGCAGCAAGGGATGGCGCCTTTCGGTCAAGCGAGGCAGGGACGGCAAAGACGGCACTAATGGCAAAGACCTGACCAAGGGGGTGTTGGCATCATGATGTTCATCACTCTGGAGCAAGCAAAATCCCAACTTCGCGTGGATGACGACGCCGACGACGATGACATTCGAGACAAGGTCCTTGAGGCCAGCGATTTGGTGAAGGGGTACCTCAAGTCTGCCGCTAATGCCTATCTGGACGCTGATGGCGAGGCAATCCCAGGAAAAGTCCCGTATGCGGTCAAGGCAGCCACCAAGATGATGCTGGGCTACCTCTATAGCCAGCGCGACAACGACCAGGATCGGGAGTTTGAACAAGGCATGCTTCCCAGGCCGGTCACCGCGCTTCTCTATCATCTTCGCGACCCGGCACTGGCATGAGCATTCAAGCAGGTAAGCTGCGACATCGGATCGAGATCCAGCACAAGGTAGAGCAACGCGACCCTGTCACTGGAGAGTTTGGCGAGCCGACCTGGGAGCTGTTCGCCAAAGTATGGGCTCAGGTGTCGCCACTCTCCATGCGCGACTTGATTGCTGCAAAGGCCCAGCAGTCAGAAGCTACCGGGCGGATTGTCATCCGGTACCGCGCCGGCGTATTGCCCACGATGCGCATCGTCTACCGGGGCGAGGTATACAGCATCGAAGGGATACCGCTGGAGGATCCGAACTCGGGCCGTGAGTACCTGACAATCGCTGTTTCGAAGGGGGTGAAGGATGGCTGACGAAATCAGTGCGCGCATGCTGGGACTGGCCCCGGTGACCCGGAAGATGCTCGGTCTTGCACCGAAACTGCGCCGCAAGGGGTTGCGCAAGGCTGCCCGCCAGGCGATGAACATCGTCCGCGATGATGCGAAGTCCCGGGCCAAGGCTCTCGACGACCCTGAAACCGCTGAGAAGATTTGGAAGAACATCGTCACCCAGGAATCGGGCAAGCAAAGCCGGCGCGAGGGTGGGGTGGTGATGAAGGTCGGTATTCGCGGCGGGGCCGGCTCGAACCAGCATAGTAAGGACGCGAGCGGGAACCCTGGCGGCGACACCCGCCACTGGCGGTACATCGAGTTCGGCACCCAATACACCCCGCCGGCGCCGTTCATGCGGCCATCCTTCTCGCAGAACCTGGGCGCCGTTACCGACCGATTCGTCAGTGTCTTCGCCCAGGAGATTGACGCCGCATTGAGGGAGGCCTGATGGAGCCGCCAATTTTCGCCGTCTGCTCGGCAGATCCTGGTGTCACCGCGCTGTTGGGCGCCGGAGTCGACTGCCGGCTGTTCTCGTTCGGTGAAGCGGAGGAGGGCACGCTGAAGCCCTACGCGGTTTGGGGGCTGATTACCGGCAGTCCGGAGAACTACCTGGCCGGCCGCCCCGACGCCGATGGCTTCACGCTGCAGCTGGACGTTTACGCGGCCACCGGCGGTTCCGTCGCTGCTGTCACCAAGGCCCTGTGCGCCGCCATCGAGCCGCACGCCTACGTTGTCCGCTGGGGCGCTACAGACCGCGACCCGAACACGAAAGACCGACACCGAAGTTTCGACGTGGACTGGATAGTCCGCCGCTGAACCAACCGAGCCCGCCAAGTGCGGGCTTTTCTTTGCCCGACAGGAGACCACCATGTCGATTTTGACCCAAGGTACGCAGGTGTTTGGCCTGGTGCCACCTATCACCGGCACCGGCCCGTCTACCGTGATGGAGATTGAGTGCGCCACTGCTTTCAACCCGGGCGGCGCACCGGCCGAACAGATTGAGGACACCTGTCTCAGCTCCAAGGAGCGCACCTATAAGAAAGGGCTGCGCACCCCGGGCCAGGCGTCCCTCACCGTTAACGCAGATCCCAATAATGCCAGCCACATTCGGCTACACCAGCTCTCCGAAGCTGATGGCGATACCACCATCAAGTGGGCCGTGGGTTGGTCTGACGGGACCGCTGCCCCCACGGTGAACACCGAGGGTGATGACTTTGAACTGCCAGAAAGCCGCACCTGGTTCGTGTTTCAGGGCTATGTCGCCGACTTCCCGTTCGACTTCGCCGCTAACGCCGTGGTCAGCACCGCGGCCAGCATTCAACGATCGGGCGGTTCCGCCTGGATCAAGAAAACCACTTAAGGGGCCAACATGGATCTCGCACAACTGAAGAAGAAAGGGGGCGTCGTTGCTGACGCCCTGGTGGCGAAGAAGGTCGAGTGGAAGCACGTCGACGAGACCGGCAAGCCCGTCACCGACAAGTTCACCGTGCACGTCCGCCGACATGCCTTCGGCGTCATGGAGGCTATGTTCGCCGGCGGCGAAGCCGAGCGCTTCAAGAACGCCCGCTATTTGGCGGCGTCGATCATGCTGGGCAAGGGTGGCACCGAAGAGCTGCCGTTTGATGACGCCGTCAACCTCGACTCGGCGCTGGGGATCGTCCTGCTCAACGCGGTCAATGAGGTGAACAACCCTCCAGCAAAGAGCTGACCCCGGCCGACGAGCTGTGGCATGAATTGGTGCTGAACGGGGTCGGCGGGAGCACAATCGCCGAGGCCAAGGCCACGCTTTCCTACGCGGAGGTGCTGGCCTGGGTCGCATACCGGGATAAGCATGGATCGCTTAACCTGATGCGCCGCACCGAGCTTGCCGCGGCGCTTATCGCGCTCCAGGTCAATCGAAGTGGTGGCGGCAAGGCTGAGCTCTACGACTTCATGCCGCACCACGTCCGGCCGGGGACCCAGCTTGAGCGGGCCATGGCGGAATGGGCGTGACGTGGTAGATTCGCCTATTTCACAAGGAGGGCTCACATGAAAGGGGTGTTTTTTTTGCTGCCATTGGCGATAGGGATTTTTACAAATTCCTATGCTTCCGAGACTGATCAGAGAGATGTCGAAGAGCTCAAGGTGGCAATGGAAGATCGCTTAAAAGACTCTGAGAGCGCAAGGTTTAAAAGAGTTGTGATACTTGATGATGGAACAACTTGCGGCCTGGTAAATTCAAAAAACTCCTTCGGTGCATACTCAGGATTTGAGCCATTCATGGCGATGAAGCTTTCAACCGGAAAGTTTTATGTCTTAGATGTTGGCGAAGCATCTAGATCTGTATGTAAGGATCGAGGGGTGAGCATCCCCTAAAATCTAACATTCCCGCTTCGGCGGGATTTTTTTTGCCTGGAGGAAAGCATGGCGAGTCGCTCCCTGGGCACCTTGACGCTCGACCTTATCGCCAGAATTGGCGGATTTCAGCAGGGTATGGATCAAGCTGCGATATCCACGCGGCGCAGCATGTCGCAGGTCGAGCGATCCGCAGATAAGGCTTCGCAGGCTGTTGCATCCTCGTTCAAGGCGATCGCCGGCGCCGCTGCAGCGTACCTTGGCGCCCAGCAGGTGCTGGAGTATTCGCAGACTTGGGTCGGTGTTCAGAACCGGATCAAGCAGGTTTCATCTACGTTCGACGAGTTCTCCAAGCAGTCACAATCGGTTTTCGCGATCGCGCAAAACTCTCAGTCTTCACTTGAAGCGACCGCAGAGCTCTATCAGCGAATTGCCGCTTCATCAGGACAGCTGGGCGCTACACAAGAGAAAGTCGCTCAAGTTACTCAGAACATCAGTAAGGCAATGTCCGCGAGCGGGGTGTCGGCAGAAGCCGCACAAGGCGCCCTTATCCAGCTTGGGCAGGCGTTTGCATCTGGCGTACTCCGAGGTGAAGAGCTCAACTCCGTGCTTGAGCAGGCTCCTGGCTTGGCGCAGGCGATTGCCGATGGCCTGGGCGTTGCTCGGGAGTCTCTGCGAGCCATGGGTGAGGCTGGGAAGCTCACTTCCAAGGAGGTGTTCGCTGCAATTCTGTCTCAGACTCAAGCAGTCGATGATGCATTCGCGCGATCTCAGACCACAATCGCTGGTGCATTCCAGGCGATGGAGAACAGTGCAGCGAAACTCTTCGGAACTCTGGATGATTCGATCGGCATAACGAAATCTGTTGTCGACGGAATGTTGGCTCTATCTAAGTCTTGGGATAGCTCAGGAGTCGAGGTGTACACGCAACTGCTGAAAACAGGGCTGTATGTAGCCATTGGCAAAGTTGCACTAGGACTTGGCAGTCTGTACTCCTCCTGGCAGGCGAGTCGGGCCGCAGCGGAAGAGCAAGCAGAATCGGCGATGATCGCCGCCAACGGATCGTTGCGTCGTGCGGAAGCCTCCCACGCGGAAGCATTGGCAAGCCAGAACGCTGCCCGCCAGGCGGTTCAGGCTGCAACATCGCAGGTTGCCGCCGAGCGGCAGATTGCAGCCGCCGAGATTACTCGCCTACAGGCAGTCATGGGCTCTCTGGCTGCAGAGAAGCAGCTTGAGGCTCAGCGACTCCAAGCGCAGATCACCGATACCGGCCGGCAGCAGTCTGTTGCCCGCATGGCTGAGCTGCGCCTGGCGGAGGTAGCCATCACCAACCAGCTCAGCGCTGCGGAAGCAAAGCTGGCCGCCACAACTGTCGCGAGCTCTACTGCTGTGACTGGGGCGCTGACCAAGCAGGCGGTGGCGAGTGAAGCGGTGGCAGTCACTACACTGCAAGTATCCGCAGCCCAGTATGCGGCGAACACAGCGACTGCCGCGTGGGCGGCCACGGCGACGTTCGCAGGCCGGGCCATTGCAGGTTTGCAGGCTGCTTGGGGTGGGCTGATGCGCGTAATGGGCGGTCTTCCGGGCTTAGTGCTTACCGTTGCGGCTGTTGGAGCATCTTTCCTGACCTTTGGCAGTAATGCTGAGGCTGGCGCAGGGAAGGCAGCCGATGCATTCGAAGACGCCTCGGCAAGGATTCGTCGTGCCTCGCGCGAAATGATCCCGCAAAACCTCACCGGGCAAACCTACGAGCAGTTGCAGGAGAAGGTTGCCGGCCTCACCAGTGAGCTGAAAGAGGCTGAGCAGTGGCAGGAGGTATTCCAGAAGAGCGTCGACAACGGAAAGAACAATTCTCAGGGCAACCTTGACCGCCAAAAGGAAAAGGTCGGAGCGCTGCGCTTGGCGCTGCAAGAGCTGAACAAAGAACTGAACAGCTCGAGACTTGCGTCGGACAAAGAGGGGGGCAACTATCTCCAGAACCTGGAAAAGCAGTCAGTAGTTGCTGGCAAGTTGACCGAAGTTGAGAAGCTTCGCGCACAGCTTGCAGCAGGTACTCTGAGGCTGTCACCGCCGGACGAGAAAAAGGCACTTGCCTATGCGGAGGCGATCGACAAGGCGAACAAGGCCCTGAAGGAATCGAAGGCTGGCGACAAGGACTCCAAAGCCTTGGGTCGCCGATTCGAGGACATGGAAGAGGGGTATCGGCGACAGATTGAGCTGATCAATACCTCGACCGACAAGCGCAAGAACGCCAACGAGGTGGAGAAGCTCGCCTTCGAGATCTCTGCCGGGAAGCTGGAAGGCGTCAATGCTCAGCAGCGCAAGCGCCTGGAGGGATTGGCCGCAGAGCTGGATGCCAAGAAGGCGCTGCTAAAGGCAGACCAAGACGCCAAGAAGCTCGCCGCACTCAAGTTCAATCTCGACGAAGACAATCGTACGGCCAAGGATGGTTTAGACCAGGATCTGGCTGGCGCCGGCCGGGGCGAGCAGTACCGCGAGCGATTCAGGGAAATGCTGTCGATTGAGCAGGATTTCAACAAGCAGCGTCGCGAGATGTACAAGGAGTACAAGGAGGCGCTTCTCGCAGAAGACCCGGACGCAGAGGCCAACTACAAGAAGGAGACCGAGCTTCTTGATGAGGCGCTAGCTGAGCGCCTGGTGTTGCAACAGGACTATTACAACCAGCTCGATGAGGCGAAGAACAACTGGATGGATGGCGTCACCAGCGCCTGGGAGAGCTTCGCGGACGCTGCGACGGACTACTCGGCCATGGCCGCCGATGCAACAACCTCGATACTGGGCAGCGCCCGAAGCGAGCTCAGCACGTTCATGTCCGACGTGGCCACCGGAGCGGAGGATGCCGGGGATGCGCTGATGGACATGGTGACCGGGTTTGCCAAGGCAACTATCGGCGCCTTGGCTGACATGGCCGCTCAATGGCTGGTGTACCAAGCCGTGCAATTGATCGTCGGCAAAACAACGCAATCCACTGCCGGCATGGCCCTGGTGGCGCATGCACAGGCGGCATCGTTCCAGGCGCAGCTCGCGGCATACGCCTCGACTGCCGCCATCCCGATGATTGGTCCCGCCGCTGCACCAGCCGCCGCGGCTGCGGCAGCGGCAGCTACCGCGCCGATGGTTGCAGGCGTGGCCTCAACGGCTTTGATGGGGATGGCCCACGACGGCATCGACAGTATCCCGCGGGAAGGTACTTGGCTGCTTGATGGCGGCGAGCGCGTACTTAATCCCAACCAGAACCGCGACCTGACCCAGTACTTGCGTAATGCGGGTGATGCTGGCGCCGGAGCGGGAAGAGCGCAGGGGTTGACCATTCACGCACCGATCACCGTCCAGGCCCAGCCAGGCATGAGCGACGACTCAGCGCGTCGCCAAGGCGAAGTCATGAGCGAAGGCCTGACGCAGAAAATTCGCCAGGTTATGAATGAGGAGTTCAGCCAGGGCGGCTCTATGTGGAGAAAGTAATGGCAGAGACCTTCAGCTTTTGCACCCGGGTGGGTGCCTCGGGCGAGATCAAGCAACGCACCTGGGAGAACGACTTCGGTGACGGCTACATCCAGTCGGGCGGCACCGGAATCAACACCAAGTCCGAAGACTGGGACCACCAGATGACCGGCGGCCTTGAACCGGGCGATGAGCTACGGCAAGTCCGTGACTTTCTCGATCGCCATGAGGGCTACCGGTCTTTTCTCTGGATTCCACCTGGTGGTACCCAGGGGCGCTACAAGGTCAACGGCTACAAACTCGACCCGAAAGGAGCCGGCCTGTTCACGCTCAGCTTCAAGATGAAGCAGGTATTCACCCCTTACTGACCCCGCTCTGTGCGGGGTTTCTTCTTTCTGAGGTCCCATGAACTTCAACACCGACATCCAAAAGCTCGAGCCGGGCAACCAGATCCGGCTGTTCGAGGTGGACGCCACGCGCCTGGGCGGCAACTTGATGCGCTTCCACGGCCACGCCCAGGAAGGCGACATCATCTGGCAGGGCAACCCCTACTCACCGCAGCAGCTCGACGCCAAGGGCTTCGACATCCGCGGCGATGGAAGGCCGGCCAGCCCGACACTGCAGTTGGCCAACGAGATCGATGGCGTGCGCGGCGCGGTCACGGCGCTGTGCCTGCACCTGAAGGACCTGGCCGGTGCGAAGGTGAAGGTGATCGAAACCTTTCGGCACTTCCTGGACGCCGCCAATTTCCCCGACGGCAACCCTGATGCCTCGAACCAGGCCCGGGAAAACCTCTGGTACATCGAGCAGAAGACCGACGAAGACCGCGAGCAGGTGACGTTCCAGCTCTCCAGTCCGCTGGACCTGGGCGGCCAGATGCTGCCCAGCCAGCAGATCACCAAGCTCTGCCGCTGGGCCTGCCGTGGGCAGTACCGGCAGGAGGCCTGCGCCTATACCGGGTCGGCCATGTTCACCAAAAAGGACGAGCCCACCGACAACCCGGCGCTCGATCGCTGCGGCGGCCGCTGGAAAAGCTGCAAGGCCCGGGGCAATACCCGGCGCTTTGGCGGCTCCATGGGCGCCAGTCTCATTGCCAGTTCGAGGTAATCTATGCGCATCAACCAACAGTTGCAGGCCGCGATCCGCGAGCATGCTGAGCGCGAGCACCCAGCCGAGGCCTGCGGGGTACTGATCAAGACAGACCAGGGTCGGGAGTACGTGCCTTGCCGGAACCTGGCCAGAACGCCGCGCGACCACTTCACCCTGCACCACGAGGACCTGTCCCGGGCCGAGGACCGCGGCGAACTGCTGGCGATCATTCATAGCCACCCGGACGCCGCGCCAACGCCAAGCATGGCCGACCGGGTCAGTTGCGAGCTGCACGAGGTGCCCTGGGGTGTCGTGGGCTGGCCAGGCGGTGACATGGAGTGGTTCAAGCCTTCGGGCTACCAGGCGCCGCTGCTGGGCCGAGAGTTCGCCCACGGCCTGCTAGATTGCTGGGGCGCCTGCCGCGACTGGTACGCCCGCGAGGCTGGCCTGCAGTTGCCGAACTTCGAGCGCCTGGATCTGTGGTGGGAAGACCCGGACGGGGCAAGCCTCTACGAGGATAACTTTACTGGCGCCGGTTTCTACCAGGTCGACACGCCCAAGCGCGGCGACATGCTGGTGTTCATGGTTCCGTCCCCGGGCAGGCCGTGCTACCACCCGAACCATGCGGCCATCTACTTGGGCGACGAGCCGGCGCTGATCAGCGAAGACGCTCCGACACTGGGCGGCAGCGGCCCATTCATTTACCACCACATGGCTGGCCGCTCTTCCTCCCGAGACATTTACGGATGGTCGATGGCCAACCGCTGCAGGTTGGTGCTGCGCCACAAGGACTATCGCCCATGAAGCGAACCATCAAGCTTTACGGGGTGCTGCGCAAGAACTTTGGTCGTGAGTACATCCTTGACGTGCACAGCGTGCGCGACGCGATCGGGGCGCTGTGCGAAATGGTGCCGGGCTTCGAGAAGTTCATCACCACCGGCGAGGAGCGGGGCCTGGTGTTCACCGTGTTCTCGGACACGCGCAACCTGGACAACCAGGAGCTCGACCTGGTGGGCGACGACAACGGCGTTATCCGCATCGCGCCGATCATTCAGGGCAGCAAGCAGGCCGGCCTGTTTCAGGTGGTGCTGGGTGCGGTGCTGGTGGTGGCGGGGTTCTTCTCCGGCGGCACGACGACCGGCCCTGGCCTGGCCTTGTTGGCCGGTGGTGGTGCCCTGGCCCTGGGTGGGGTGGTGCAGATGCTGTCCCCGACAGCGAAGACCGGCAGCCTCGACCGCAACGAGGACGGCAACAACCCTTCGTATGGCTTCGGTTCGGCGGTGACCACTATTGCCCAGGGCAACCCTTACCCGGTGCTGTACGGCGAACGCGAGATCGGTGGTGCTATCGAATCTGGCGGGATCTACCCGCAAGACCAGCTTTGACCGCTGGCAATTCCTGACCCGCTTCGGCGGGTTTTTTGTTTCTGGAGGGGCGCATGGGCGCAGCAGTGAAGCGCAAGCCGCGGCGAGCCGCCAACAGCAGGCGACGGGTAGTCGGCAGCAAGGGCGGGCAGAAGAAGCAGAAGCAACCCAGCATCGCCTCGAATGGCGTACCGTCGATCTCCACGGCGCGGATTGTCTATCTGTGGAGCTGGGGCCCCATTGTCGGCCCAGTGAACGGCCTGCGCTCGGTCAAGCTCGCCGGTACGCCGATCATGGCCGAGGACGGCACCCTCAACTACCCCGGGGTTAAGTGGCAGTTCCGCTCGGGCGAGTTGGACCAGGAGCGCCTGGCGGGTATCAGCGAGTCGAGCAACGAGATTGATGTCGGCCAGGAGCTGAGGAGCACCACCCCGTGGCTGCACTCGATCACCAATTCCATGATCGATGCCGTGCGCCTGCGCTTCAGCTGGCCGCAACTGCAGTCGCAAGATGCAAACGGCAATATCAATGGCGTGCGCATCGAGTATGCCGTTGATGTCTCGACCGACGGCGGACCCTACCTGCAGGTGCTGGCCTCCGAAGTCGACCGCAAGAACATCACCAAGTACGAGCGCTCCCACCGTATCGAGTTGCCGGCCGGTAGCCGCTGGTCCATTCGCGCCCGGCGCCTGACGCCTGAAGCCAACAGCTCTCTGGTGCAGGATGGCATGGTGGTGGAGGCCATTGCAGAGGTGGTCGACAGCGACCAGGAGTACCCGCTCACGGCCGTTGGCTGCCTCGAGTACGACGCCCAGCAGTTCGGCGGCGATATCGCCAAGGTGGCGGTGCTGATGCGTGGTCGCATCATCCGTGTGCCGATGAACTATGACCCGGCGACCAGGACCTATGCCACGGCAGGCCCCGGTACCAGCAATGGGGTTTGGGATGGCACCTTCAAGGAGGCCTACACCAACAATCCGGCATGGATCTTTTACGACCTGGCCCTGCACCCGTACTATGGCCTTGGCGAGCGCGTTGATGCCAGCATGATCAACCGCTGGGCCCTGTACCGCATTGCCCAGTACTGCGACCAGATGGTGCCGGACGGCAAGGGCGGCCAGGAGCCGCGCTTCACCTGCAACCTGTACCTGCAGAAGCAGGCCGAGGCCTGGGCAGTGCTGCAGGACTTGGCCGCGATCTTCCATGGCCTGGCCTTCTGGGACGGTAGCCAGATCGTCGTCAACGCCGACATGCCGCAGGATTCGGCTTACACCTACACCGGCGCCCAGATCCTCGGCGACGGCGCCATCAAGTACACCGGCAGCAAATGGCGCGACCGGCACAGCTTGGCCATGGTCTCGTTCGACGACCCGGCTCAGGGCTTCGATACCGACAAGGAGCCAGTGTTCGATGAGGACGCCATGGCCGACTACGGCGTGCGTGAAACCTCCGTCGAGGCAGTGGGTTGCACCTCTCGCGGCCAGGCCCAGCGCGCCGGCCAATGGGCGCTTCTGACCGAGCAGTTGCAGGTGCGCGGCGGAACAATGCGCGTCGGCCTCGACGGTTACATTCCAAAGCCGGGCAAGGTGATCTCTGTCGCGGATTCGATGCTGGCCGGCCGGGCCAATGGCGGGCGCATTGCTGCTGTTGCTGGCCGGGTCATTACCCTGGATCGCGATGCTGAGGCGCCCACCGGCGCGCGCCTGCAGGTCAACCTGCCCAGCGGCAAGGCCGAGGCCCGACAGATCCGTTCGGTGTCCGGCCGGCAGGTCACGGTGATGGCCGACTACAGCGAGGTGCCCGAGGCAGAATGCGGCTGGGCGCTGGACTATGACGACCTGAAGCTGATGCAGTTCTACGTGCGCAACGTCACGCGCCCGGAGTGGCACCAGTTTCAGCTGGAGTTGATCCAGCACGAGCCGAGCAAGTTCGACGCCATCGACTACGGCACCGTGATCGATGACCGTCCTATCAGTGTGCTACCACCTGGCGTGCAAGACGCGCCGGCACGCGTGCTGATCACCAGTCATAGCTCCGTGGAGCAGGGCATGGCCGTTACCACCATGGTCATCGGGTGGGACGCGGCGCCCGGGGCAGTGGCTTATGACGTGGAATGGCGCTGGGGCGCCCGGGATTGGATCAAGCTGCCGCGTACCGGCGAGCTGTCGGCCGACGTGCGTGGCGTGTATGCAGGCCAGTACCTGGCCCGTGTGCGCGCCGTCAGCGCCATGGATGTGGCGTCGATGCCGACCAGTTCGGTGCTTACTGATGTCGCGGGCAAGACTACACCGCCGCCGGCGGTCACCAAACTGGAGGCCAGCCCGTTGGTCTACGGCATCAAGCTGGCCTGGGGCTTTCCTGCTGGCGCCGAAGACACCCAGCGGACGGAGATCTGGTACAGCAAGACCACCTCGCGGGACGATGCGATCAAGCTGGGCGACTTCGCCTACCCGCAGGCCGAGCACGAGATGCATGGTCTGGCGGCCGGTGTGTCGTTCTTCTTCTGGGCTCGGCTGATCGATCGTACCGGCAACATCGGCCCGTGGTACCCGGCGGGCGTTGGCGTCAACGGCCAATCCAGCTCCGACCAGAGCCAGTATGACGAGTATTTCAAGGACAAGATCGGTAATGGCGCGCTGTACCCGGAGCTGCGCAAGGAGATCGAGTTGATTTCCGGCAATGGCCCGGGGTCGGTGAACGAACGACTCGGCGAGCTTCAGGACGAGATTGCCGGCCTGGTAGATGCATTGGAGTACGACCCGGAGAAGGCCTACCTGCAGGACGACAGCGTCCGCCAGGGGCAGCGCCTGTACCAGGCCAAGGTCGCTGTTCCGGCGGCGCCCGGCGGAGAGAATGCCCCGCCGAACGCAACGTACTGGATCGACATTGGTCAGGCTGTGCAGTCGGCCAACGGCTTGGCGGCCCAGGTACAGCGGAACACCGCGAGCATCGAAGATCATGGCGGAAAGATCACGGCTCAGGCCGAGCAGTTGAGTGCTGTGAAGGCAGAGGTCGAAGACCCAGTAACGGGTTTGACGGCCACAGCCAATGGTCTGAGCTCACTGTCCAGTGAAGTCGAAACCATTGACGGCAAGGTCAACGCGAGCGCGCAAAAGCTCGACGGCGTGTACGCCCAGGTCAATCCGGCGCTGGCCGGGACCGAGGAGGGCTTTGCCGGATCAGAGCAGATCTACGTCGGTGTGTGGTCCGAGCAGTCGGCGCGTATTGAAGATGGTGTGGCCACTGGGCGTCGCCTGGATGCTGTGCAGGTACAGCAGGGCGCGACCAGCGCCGCGGTGCAGCAGGTTAGTGAGGCGGTGGTTGGTATCGATGGCCGCGTGTCTGCGATGACAACCCTCAAGGCGCAGACCATCTCGAATGGCAAAAAAGTTATGGCCGGCCTGGTACTGGGCAGCGATGGCGAAACGTCAGAGATCCTTGCCTTCGCGCAACGCTTCGCCATCGTTGACGAGGCGTCTGGGGGGATGATCCTGCCGTTCGTTGTCCAGGACGGACAGGTGTTCATCAACACCGCGATTATCAACACGGCGTTCATCAAGGAGATTATCGCCGGGATGAGCATCCGATCGGCTGCAGTCAACTCGCAAGGGTTGCCGCTGTTGGAGATCAACTTCGCCGCGGGAACGTTCGTACTTCGCGGCCAAGATGCCAATGGCTCAACGCTGCTAAACAACGGCGGCATCTACACGTACGACTTGAACGGCGTCGAGAGGACGGCAGTAGGGAGGATGACTTGATGGCAGTGCAATACGGCATGCGAACGCGGGATGCTTCCGGTGCAGTGACGCTCGACACGTCTGTCACGCCAGTTCGCTCGCTGAAGATGATGACGGTGGTGGGTAACGGGGCGTTCGACCAATACATTTCAATACCGGAGATTCAGGCCAGCTCCTTCGTTGTTGTCGACACCCTTGAGGACAGGGGGAACTACACGTTCTCACCTGCCGCTTGGTGGACCACGGGCCAGCTGCAGCTCAGGCAGCCTCAGAACTTCACCTGGCAGGTGATGATTTTGTCGCAGGGCGGGGAACCGTTTTCGGCTTCAGGCACCTATGGCATTCGAACTACAAACAATGGTAAGGCCACCCAGATTGATGCCATCAACAAAGTGCTGGCGATCAGGTACTCGGGGAAGTTCTCCCTTCTGGTGGGGAGCGGTGATCAACAGATCGAGGGGGACACCTACTACGCGTGGCCAGCGCCCATCACGACCTATGAGCGGCCGCTGATTTTCTTGAATGCCGACGACTACATGATGGTGGGGTTGTTCAGGATTACGGGTAGCCCAGGGAACTGGACCGGATTCAGGATCGCCAATAGGGCCCACCCAAACCATGGACCAATCTGGACTCAGCCGACGAGGATCAGGTGGTTCTGTGCAAGCTACATGGCAGACACCACACCCGTCGACCAGTACGGCGCCTCTGTCAGGGATGCGAGTGGGAACAGGATTTTCGCTTCCACAATGAACATCGTTTCGCTGAACAGTCAGCCAACGGCTACATCGTTTGTTACTGCCGGCAACCCTATCACTGGCACTGGCTACTACGCGACGAGCCAGCAGATGGCATGGACAGGCAACTATGACGACTACGTTCTGGCGAACGCGCTGTTCTCACAGACCAACATCATCCAGACGACTCAACCCTACCGGATGAACTTCGGTGGATTCTTGCCCGGGAACAGAGGAGTTCTCCAAATGTACTGCGAGAACTTCTCCGGGGCCAACCCAGTACTGGCCAATGGGCGAACGCTCTTCGCTGCACGCCCAATGCGCCCCATCTAAGGAATCATCATGGCTAAGCAAAACATCAACCTCGGCACCGCGCCGACGGGGGCTGGTGGCGATACGCCGCGCAGCGCATTTACCAAGGCTCAGGCGAACTTCGACGAGCTGTATTCCATCATCGGTAGCTTTGGCAATGCAGCCGCCCGGAATGTCGGCACTACTGCTGGCCAGGTCATGGAAGTGGGGGCGGGCGGCCTATTGGGATTGGCGCCATCGGTATCCAACCTGCACAACATCACTACCACCGAGTTCCGCAGCTCTTCCGTTGCCACTAACTCTCCACCCGGCGGCGACGGCCTTTACAACCTGATCAATATTCGGTCAGGCGCTGATCATCGATGGGGGACGGTGCTTGCGCAGGAGGTCAACGGATACCGGGTCGCGTTCAAGACCGTCGCAATCGATCAGTCTTTCGCAACGTCGTGGTCGGTTCTCTACCACTCCAACAACACCACCCGTGCCGCTGATGGCACGCTGAAGGCGATCTGAAGATGACCCGAGCAGCAATCAACATCCTCGGTGCCACCGGGGAAATCCTCGATGTGACATCGCTTGGCAAAGCTGACATCACCTGCGAGCGCCCAGGGCCAGGTCAGTACCTGGTGCGCGGAACCCTGGGCATGGCACGCCCGCCTGAAGGCTGGGGCTATGTCATCAACCAGATGGACAAGGATGCGGCGGTGACCATCAGCTTCGACGATGAGGTGCTGGCAGTAAGTGTCGCTGTCGACGGTACGCCGGCCGATCTGAAACACAGCATCACGCTGCACGTGTCAGTCGAGCCGCTGCCAGTGATGGAGGTACCGACACCGCCTGAGCCTGTTCCTGTCGATCCGCTGGAAGTGGCCCAGGTCGAGTTGGCCCGCCGCCGCGCCGCGGCGGATTACGTGATTGCTCCGCTGCAGGACGCAGTTGATGTGGAAGAGGCGACGGAAGACGAAGCAGCCGCGCTGAATGCCTGGAAAAAATATCGGGTGGCTTTGAGCCGGGTACCCGATCAGCCTGGCTACCCGACCGTCATTGATTGGCCCACCACTCCTGCGTGATTGCTGGCCGAACCCTGACACCCGCCATCGAGCGGGTTTATTTTTGCCTGGAGAAACACATGCCCCCTTTGACCGAGCAGCAGATGCTGCAGATCCTCCCGAACGCCCGCCCAGTTGCGGGCATTTTTTTGCCTGCGTTGAACCGGGCCATGGCGCGCCACAAGATCGACAGCCCGGTGCGCGTGGCTGCGTTCCTGGCTCAGGTCGGCCATGAGTCGGGCCAACTGCGCAACTTGGTGGAGAACCTGAACTACAGCGCCGAGGCGTTGGTGCGTACCTGGCCCAGCCGGTTCACTGCGGAGTCGGCAGCCGCCTGCGCGCGGCAGCCGGAGAAGATCGCCAACACCGTCTACAGCGGGCGCATGGGCAACACCCGCCCGGGGGACGGCTGGCGGTACCGTGGGCGGGGACTGATCCAGCTCACCGGGCGGGCGAACTACGCCGCCGCCAGCGCCGGCCTGGTCCTTCCGTTGGAGGAGAAGCCTGAACTGCTCGAGCAGCCGGAGCACGCCGCGATGTCCGCCGCCTGGTGGTGGTCGACCCACGGCCTGAACGAGCTGGCCGACGCCGGCCGCTTCCAGGACATCGGCAGCGTGATCAACACCGGCAAGCCTGGCCGGGTGCCGCACGGCGCCGCTGAGCGTAAGGCGCTGTATGACCGCGCGCTGAAGGTGCTGGCGTGATCAGCGCGCGCACGATCGGCGCGGCCCTATTGCTGGCGCTGTTGGTCTGGGCGTTCTGGGGCACCTATGAGCACGGACGCTCGACCATGGATGCCGAGTGGCAGGCCAAGAGCGCGAAGCAGGCAAAGGATTATCAGCGGGAGCGAGAGGCGGCCGCTGTGGCGGTGATCAACTGGCAGGGCGCAGAGCAGGCCCGGCGCCGGGCCCTTGAGGATCAGCTGCAGGCCAACGACAAAACCCACCACCAGGAGCTGACCAATGCTCAAGCAACCCAGGCTCGCCTGCGCGATCGTCTCGCTACTTCTGATCTCCGGCTGTCAGTCCTACTCGCCGCCCCAGCCCAGGGTAGTGGCTGTGGGGTGCCAGCCACCACCGGCGCCGGCGGCGTGGTTCATGGAGCCGCGCGAGGCGAACTTGACCCAGCGGCTGCTCAACGAATTGTCGCAGTCACCGATGCCGGCGACCAAGGATTGATTGCCCTGCGGGCGTGCCAAGCCTACGTCCGAGACATTGGGCGGT